GCTCCGGCTGCTACTGCTTGATCTAATGGTAAAATATTTCTTAGATACGCGCCGAAGCCTGTAGGCAAATCATTATAATTGTTTGGATTTACAGTGTTATCAAAGATTGGGGGTGTTCCTGCAGGAATTTGAATTCCTATATAACTACGTACTGCAGGAGAATCTAATGACTGATTTAATCCACCGTTTTGATAAATGAGATAGTATGTTTTGCTATTAGTTGGTAAGCCTAATGTTTCATTATAAACTGGCACAGTTAATGTTGAATAACTGTTAGGGAATAACTTACTAACATTGAGTAAGTCTGCTAAAGTTTGAAAACCTTGCGTATTACATTTCAAAGGCGCTAGAACGTTTACTAAGTTAACTCCTCTAATTAGCAAGAATGCTCCATAGATTTGTTGTTCTTGTTCTTTGGTTATACTTACGTTAGTTCCAGTTGTAATGTTGCTGATATCAGAATTACTTAAACCGGCAGCAATAAGTGCAAGACTTAAATCAGATGTAATAGCATTGTTAAGCCCTAATGTTTTTAATAGATTACTAGGCAATCCAAATGTTGCAATGTTGCTTAGATTAATTGCTTTACCTAAGTTAATTAAATCTTCACCAAACAATCTAGTAGACTGTGATACACCTGCAATATCCGCAGTGATCAAGTCACTCATATTACTATATACACCCTGCAAGAATGTTTCGCTATCTTTGATAGCCATAATTGCTTGGTTAGAATAATTAATCCATGCACTTGCTGTTAAGAATGATGAGCAGAATTCTTTATATTCAGGATTACTTAATGTCACACTTGAACCGTTCCAATTAAATTCATTCCATGCCTGTAATGCATGACAACGAATCCAACCCCATTGTGTAACTGACTTATTAGCGTTTGCTGTAGTATACGGAATCCAACTAGCGCCTTGCACTTGTCCGATACTACTACCGCTAAAAGGCCAGCCTGAACTAGCAGGAGCAGTTACACCTGATGCGGCTAATGCAGTCGTTGTCCAAACGCCTGCCGGATCTTCTGCAACATAAGTAGGAGGTTTTGAATTTCCTAATGCCGGAATACTGCCTGCACCAATACTTATAAGAGTATTATATGTACTATCTGATAGTGTCCCGGATACTGCTACCCCGCGGACATAACCATCATTAATTGCCCAAGTTAGTAAACGTAATACAGTACTTTGTACTAGACTACCGAATGAATAACTAGCATTCGTTTTGCTAGCACCCATGTAACTAGCAGCCACAGGGTTAATATTAAGACCGGTATTGTTTAATATCGATCCTAATACGTTTACGCCTAAGGGACTTTGTTTTCCTGTATCTGCCATAATTATCTCATTATGGCACGTTTACGTCTGGACTGCCTTGTATGATTGAGTGACCGCAATCATTGCCTGAGCCAGTTCTTAGAACAGGTGAACCTTCAGCAAACACAGTTGGACTACCTTCTGTAGTTTTTGCCGCGCCGTGCTTACCTTTACCGGGGTGTGAAGTAATATCGCTAACGTGTAACCCAACTGCAATGCCATTGGCAAATACAGTTCCGGCTCCGCGAACGATCTTACCTCCTACCTGATTTTGATCACCTTTTCTACTTAGTTGTGCCATTTTATCCTAGTACTAATTTCTTTTCAGGTAACTTAATACCTGTTGTTGCTTCAACATACTTGTTCTTAACGCTTGCGTCTGTAACTGCATAAATTGAAATGCTATTAGTATTTAGTCTATATTCACCCTTGGGGTCTGCGGTAAACATGCTGGGAACTAGTCCCATACCCTGTGGCCCGGGAGCAATTGATACGGGTTCTGCAACAATAAGTTCATTACCCTCAATACCCTTTACTTTAGCGATGAGTTCTTCACCGCTGTTTAACTTTAATGTATATACTTCTTCTAGTTTAATATTCACGCTGCCAGTCTCTCTTTAAGTTCTGTAAATCCACCTACATATTCTTCATCTAAGAAGATTTGTGGAACGGTTCGGGCTGTAGGTACGGCTTCTAGTAGTTCTTCTTTAGTCCAACCATCGCCGATTTTTCGCTCCTCAAATTCAATGCCCTTCATCTTTAGTAATTGCTTTGCTTGATCGCAATAACTGCAATGATACTTACTCCATACGATTGCTTTCATTTTATTTTCTCCTTAGATATTTGGTAATTCTTCGTAATCAATACTGTCACTCATAACACCGATGACATAGTTAGTTGATTCGTTTTCCTGTAATGCTGTTTGTTTCTTGCTAGTATCAACGTGCTTGTTGAACCAAGGAATAGGAGTAGTCTTTGGTGCAGGATTCCAATATTTGATCCCGATATCTTTCAACGCACTAACGGCTGTATAGTCAACAAAGTCTTTTAGAATGGCAGCATTAAGACCAATAACTGGTCCCTTCACGAACAGATAGTCTGCCCATTCTTTTTCTTCACGAATAACATCAGTGTAGATTTGAATAACTTCTTCTCTGCACTGTTCTGCTATCTTAGCAAAACGAGGATCTTCCTTAACAACTTGATTAATCAAGTATGCAGTCCAGCCCTTATGTAATAGTTCATCTTGCAAAATCAAACTAATGATATTACCATTACCAATAAAGATTTTGTTCTCTACCATTGCTAGACTTGTAGCAAAGGATACCATAAATCTAAATGCTTCTAATGCGTAACTCGCATGTAATGCAAGATAGATAGCCTTGATGTAATCTTCTTCTTTAATTGTTTCACCGAGTTCTTTACGACAGTTAATTACATGTAACTTGTCATAGTACGCACCAACACTGCTTGCCATATCAACAATTTCTTGTGTATCATGAATAGTATTGAAAACATCCTTTGGTACATTGTAGATATTACGAATGATATGACTGTAACTACGACTATGAATGTTGGTCTCAAAGAATGTCCAATTGTAGACGAGTGCTTCTAGTTCTGGCAAACTTACAACGGGCGTAAAAATTTGACTTGGGCCGCGACCTTGCAAACTATCAAGTGCAGTTTGACGCAATAGGTTGCTAGTAAAGATGTGTTTTACTGCATCACTTGCTTCTTTAAAATCCTGTGAATCTTTAGTAAGACTTACTTCTTCAGGTACCCAAAAGAAACCACGTGCAGTCTTTTCAAAGTCTACAATCTTATTGTACTTAACTTCTTCAAAACGTTGAATGGTAACAGGACCTGCAGGGTCAAGAAACATCTTGCGATTAAGATAGTCTGTCTTTGTGTTTAAGTTATATTGTTGTTTGCTCATTTAATAATTTCCTGACGCAAGTACGATCTTGCAAATATGTTCTAGTCTTTCAATATGTTCATAGGCGCGCCATGGACTTGTATCGATTGCTACGACTCCGTGACCTTTGATGCCTACAATATCATAACTTATATTTCCGTCTTTGTCAAGTTCTAATTTCTCAAAACATTGATCTGCTAGTTCCTGACTAATAGGTGGAACATCATCTACATTAGGAGCCACTTTAGTGTAGCGACCTAACTCTGGAAAATGTTTTACTAACTCACTTAAGTTAATACCTGCATGCATTGCGGCAACACAATAGGTAGGGTGTACATGTACAACTACACGAACATCATTACTATGTTGACCCATTGCTCTTTGTAATCCAAAGTGTAATGGAATTTCTCCGCTGGGTTGTAACTCACTAGAAATAGAAGTATAGGGTAGAATTTTACAAATTGTTTCAATACCCGTATCTACTAATCCAATCTTTTTAAATTGATCGGGTTGTAGAGTTTGCTTACGAACGCCACTTGGTGTAATATAAAAATGGTCCCTATCATGGTGACGAATGCTTACATTACCGTCACGACTAGTAATCCAATTGCGCTGGTAGGCGTCTTTTAAAATATCACAAATAGTTTCTAACATTATAGTTTACAACTTTCGCAATCTTCTACATCGTCAAAGTCAATGTCCACCAACGGTTGATCTTTTAGTTCTTCCTCTTGATGTTTACTACCTGCTTTATTAATTAATGAATAGTAGAATGTTTTAATGCCCCACATTTGACTTTGCATTAAGTTCTTAGCAATCAATGTTGTAGGAACTTTACGCTCTGTAAAGTGTGCAGGATTGTAGAATGTATTTGTTGAAATACTTTGATCTACATATGCTTGCAGTACTGCGGCTGTTTTTAAATAGTTAACGCAGTCTTGTTGTTCCCACATTAGTTGATACTTGTTCTTAAGTTTATGATATTCAGGTACTACTTGGGTAAATGATCCTGCTTTAGATTCCTTAGTCGAGATAAGCGACATAGGCATCTCAATGCCATTAGTAGAGTTGATAACCACAGAACTAGATTCAACAGGAGCAATGGCCATAAGTGTTGCATTTCGTACTCCATAAGTTTTCATCTCCTCACGTAGTGGTTCCCAGTCAAGTTCGGGCTTGAAGTTTGCCAATTCATTAACGCCCTTTGCTCTACGCTCCCAAGGGAAAATGCCTTGACCATAGTATGTCTTGTCACTATCTAAACACTTGCCGCGCTCTTTAGCAAGTTCAACTGTGGCTTCTGTTAGATAATATGCTTGATGCTCCATCCAACTCTTAACATCTTGTAGTGCATCCTTCTCACCATACTTGTAGCCGCGCTTTGCATGCCAGTATGCTAGATTAGTTACACCAATGCCAAGTGGTTGAATCTCATCGTTGCTTAATTTACTCTGAATGCTTAAAAAGTCTTGATAGTCAAGAATATTACAGAGGCTGCGCTGAAGAACACGGCAAGCCCTACGCATATCCTCAGGGTTGCGGAATGCTCCCCAGTTGATCGATCCAAGAGTACATAAAGCGATGCGACCATTATCATCATCGAGGCGCTTAAAAGGTTTAGTAGGTAAAAGAATTTCACAACATAGATTACTCTGATAGATTGTGTGATACTCTGTATCAAAAGGGCCTTGGTTCATCACATTATCGATGAATACCAAATAGATACGTCCGGTATCAGTACGCTCTTTGAGTATGCCTCCCTTAAAGACTTCTTCCGCACTCATTACTTTCTTGCGAAGGTTCTTTTGTTTCTCATATTTAACATACAATTCTTCGAACTTTTCTGTATTGCTGTAAAACGCTTCATAAAGGTCGGGGACTTCGTTGGGGTCAAAGAAGGTGATGTTTTCTTTGTTTTTGAATCGTCTCCAAAAGAAACTGGAAAGCACAACCCCATAATCCATATGACGGACTCTTGTTTCTTCGGTTCCCTGATTATTTTTAAGAACAATAAGATCATCAAACTGATGATGCCAAATGGGATAAAATACTGTAGCACTTGCATTACGAATTCCTCCTTGTGAACAACTGCGTAAATCACCAAACCACTTCTTAAGGAAAGGAATCATACCTGTATGCATGATTTCGCCGCCCCTAATGGGACTACCTAGAGGTCTTAGTCTACCAATCTCTAATCCAATGCCAGCACGTTTGCTGGCATACTTTGCCATCATCTCCCCACTGGCAAAAATACTGTCTAAATCATCGTCCGAACGAATGAGGACACAACTAGAAAACTGCTTAGTAGGAGTGCCAAGCCCAGCGAGGACAGGAGTAGCAAGAGTAAAAAGACCGTCACTAGCCGCGTTGTAGTATTCTTTAATATAACGCATACGAGCCGTGTTAGGTTCTTCTTTGTGGAAGACAGTGGCAGCGGCAACAATGTAACGAACTTGGGGAGTTTCATAAATTTCCTTTGTGGCACGATTACGTACCAAATATTTTTCAATCAATTGTTCAATGGCGGCATAACCGTAATCTTCGTCTTTAGAATGATCGATGATCTCATTCATCTTGTTCCAATCATCTTCATTATACCATTCCAATAATTCAGGAGTGTATAAACCTACTGCTACATTTTTCTTGACGATTTCATAAAGATGCGGAGGATTGTACTGACCATATACGTCTTTGCGTAGCATTGATAAACGTTGCTTACCCGCAACATATTGATAGTTAGTATGCCCAATGTCAGGATTTGATTCCACATCGATGAGGTCTACGACTGCACGTAGGGTTAACTCATCAATTTCTCTAGTGGTAATACCATCATAAAAATGAGGCTGCGCTTTGATTTCGATCATTGATTGGCTTACGTCTGCAACTCCATTGCAGATTTTAGCGACTTGTGCTTGCCATTTTTCAATGGTAAGAGATTCCGTTCGTCCCGAACGCTTTGTTACATTAATTTTCATACGTTGCCTATTTTTCTTCTAAGTGAGTCTATGTTGATGCGCTTTTGAATTGTAAATTCTTTAAGATTAATATTTACTACCGTATTGGGCCAGTAATTCAATACATATTTTGCGTTATCTACAAGGACTAATACCACATCGTTGTTATTATAGTCTTTGGCTTCAACAAAGTCAATCTCTTTTACACCCAATAACAGCAATGTGTATATCATACCCAAAGCACGAGCATAATAGCAATATTCGTTATCGTTAATTAATTCCCAAGGTCCGGGCCATGAATCTATATCATCCGGGTGCAGATAGTGATTACTTAATGGGCACCATTGCCAAAACGAATCGACCTCGACACAAATATGCCCGAGGTCAGATTCTTTTAGATTATTTCTTAGATCATGCCAAGAACGGAGTCTGGTAAAGAAGTCTTGTAAAAATACATTCATCAATTGTACTTATCAGTGGTTACTGAAAAGTCAAATTAACATCTACCAATCAAGACTTCTACTACTCCATCTAGTTCATTCATGTGTTCAAGTGCTTTACCAATGATTGTGCCGGCACGTGCTTCGTTATTGGCTTTACCATAACCTGCATTTTCAGAGGTTACAATTAAGTCACCCTTACGAATTGGACCCATTACCTTAACTGGTACACGACCAATCAATGCTAGATCAACTACATATTCACCTTGACATTCACTGTTCATTAGATATGCGGGTTCTGTAGATACTACACCTGCAACTCTGTGACTTGAATCTTCACCACTGATAGATACTTCATATTCGCCACCAAATACTAGAACAGTACCGGGCTCATATTGAGCATCAGCAACATAACGTTCTGCCAAGTCAGCATATGTAGCGTTAAATCTTGATCCAGCAGTTAATGTCCAGTTACCTGTAATTGATCCTGCTGTAGAG